TTACAAACTTAATTGGCTTAGGTACAAACCTTAAATATTATATTGAACAAGACGGCGTTTATTACGATATTACGCCTATTCGTGCAACTTCAACGATCAACAATAACCCGTTTGCTCTCACTGCGTCTACTACCGTAACGGTGACAGACACAAGTCATGGTGCTATAACAGGCGATTTTGTTACGTTTAGTGGCGCAGTTGCTATTGGTGGTGGGGGTACAAACGTTACGGCAGCAGTGCTTAATACAGAATTCCAACTTACAAAAATTAACGATAATTCTTACTCCATCACTATCTCTGTTACACCTAATGCCACAGCCATAGCTGCTTCTCCAGGAGGTGGTGCGGCTGTTGTAGCTACATACCAAATAAATACAGGTCCAGCAATCCAAGTTCCGCTTACAGGTTGGGGATCTGGATTTTATGGTTTTGGTTCGTGGGGTTCAGGTTCGTCACAAACAGATTCATTGCGCTTATGGTCCCACAATAATTGGGGAGAAGATCTTGTTTTTGGGCCTCGTGGTGGTGGGTTATATTATTGGGAAGCGTCAACTGGTGTTGCTACTAGGGGGGTAAATGCTAATACTCTTGGAGGCACAGTAACTTTTACTATTGCTACTCCGTGTGTGGCTACGTTCTCTGTAATACTTGCTGAAGGTACAGCCGTACAGTTTTCCACGACAGGTGCGCTGCCAACAGGCTTGTCTACCGGCACTACTTTTTATTTGCGTAATGTTGATGGTGCTATTGCTAATCTTTCAGCTACTCCAACAGGCACAATTATTAATACATCAGGTTCTCAATCTGGCACTCACAGTGTAAGTCTTTTGGTGGATGTGCCAACTCTACAAAATTACATACTTGTATCTGATATTTCTAGATTTGTATTATTGTTTGGCACAACGGAGTATGGTAGCGCAACTCTTGATCCTATGCTTGTTCGCTGGAGTAATCAAGAGTCTGTGGTGGATTGGGTGCCTTCTTCGCTTAATCAAGCAGGTTCTGTTCGGCTATCACGCGGTTCTGAAATTATTACAGTTCTACAAACCCGCCAAGAAATTATAGTGTGGACAAATTCTTCTTTATATTCTATTCAATATGTGGGCGCACCGATTGTTTGGTCTTCTCAACTTGTTGGAGATAACATATCAATTATAAGCCAAAATGCTGCGGCAGTTGCATCGGGGCGTATTTACTGGATGGGCGTTGATAAGTTTTATCTTTATGACGGGCGCGTACAAACGCTTCGTTGTGATCTTCGTCGTCATATATTTGGCAATATTAATTTAGATCAAGCTCAACAGGTGTTTGCTGGTACTAATGAAGGGTTTAATGAAATATGGTGGTTTTATTGTTCGGCTGATGTTACAGCAATTGATTCTTATGTAATTTACAATTATGCAGAAGACATTTGGTACTACGGCTCACTAGCGCGTACTGCTTGGATTGATTCAGGGTTGCGTGCTTTCCCTGTAGCTGCAACTTATAGTAACAATTTAGTCAATCATGAAAATGGTATTGACGACAATCAGACAAGCACCACTACGCCTATTGAAGCTTATATTGAGTCTGCGGAGTTTGACATCGATGATGGTGATAAGTTTGGGTTTGTATGGCGTATGGTGCCGGATTTGACATTCCAAGGGTCAACTGCGGGTACGCCGCAAGTTACGATGACCATGTACGGCATGAATGGTTCGGGGTCTGGGTTTAACACCGAGGCTTCTAAAGCAGTTGCCCGTACATCGACGGTTACGATTGAGCAGTTTACCAATATTGTTTACACCCGAATCCGTGGGCGGCAGATGATTATTAAGATTGCTTCGGATGGTTTGGGTACAACTTGGCAGTTGGGTGCACCGCGTATTGACATTCGTTCGGATGGTAGGCGATGAGTGTTATTGAACATCCTGCTTCGCCTAATTTACCCATTGCTCCCAGAGAATATGATTCTCGCTATCAAGAGCAATTTAATAATGTTTTACGTTTGTACTTCAACAGGCTTAACAATAATTTGCTTGCTTTGTTTGGCAACTATGGTGGGCAGTACGTACAACTTCCGTTGGGATCTTTTTTTGATACAACCGATCAAGTAGCAGCTCTAACAACTACAGCTAATGCGGTTACACTAAACAGCACCTCACTATCCACGGGTGTATCTGTTGAAAGTAGTAGCCAAATTACGTTTGGGTATACGGGGATATACAATATTCAGTACAGCATAGTGCTAGCAAACTATGACGCTGCCTCACAGGACGTAGACATCTGGTTTAGAAAAAACGAAACTGATATTGCCGACTCTAATAGGCGTTTTGGTTTGGCCCCAAGAAAAGCAGTGGGCGATCCATATCACACAGTAGCCAGCGCCAACTACGTCAACTCGTTTACGGTTAACAGCTACGTGCAACTGTTCTGGCGTCCTTCTAATGTTAATGCCTATATTGAACACTACACTGCCCCTTCCTCTCCGACGCGCCCTGCGATACCATCAGTTATCGTGACTGCTACTTTTGTGTCTGCGATTGAGACATGAGTACCTCAAGTAACCCAATAAGTGCCTTTCAGCAGTTTGCTTCTCAGCAAAAAGACCCTTATGGTCTTGACAGGCTTCGTGCTGGGCTTGCGTCTAAAGGTATGAAAGAGTGGTCTGATTCGTCAGCACAACAATATATTGCGGCGCAAAAAGAATTAGGTTCTGTTGGTGATGAAAAGAAAGATTTACTTGAGCAGTTTAGAAAGATACAAGCAGAGGGAGGACGCGAAGGATTTCAAGAAGATCCTGGAGAAACAATAGAGCAGAAGCTTGCTAATCAAGGGTTTTCCACTGATGCTCAAGGTCGTATTATTTATAAACCGGGGCAGCAGTTTGATATTGGCAATAAAGGATTGATGCTTGGCACTCAACTTGTACTTGACCCTAAAACTGGAAAAGTTGTTGAAGCTGGTCCGGCGCTTAACCGACGAGAAAGTAAAGGTCAAACACTCCGTCAAGGGATCATGGCAATCGCGCCTATTGCGTTAGCAGGTTTAGGAGGTCCGTTAGCGGGGCTTTCCAATACACTAACTTCTTCGCTTTCTGGTTTAGGTTCATTAGCTCCAGTTGCAAGTCAAGCACTTACTTCAGGTTTAGTCAGTGGATCTCTTTCTAAGTTAGGTGGTGGTGAGTTTGGACAAGGTTTTAAGTCCGGTGTGCTTTCGGGTGGGATTGGTGCAGGCATGAATGTGTTGGCTCCTGATTTATTTAAAGGTCTTGGTTCATTAGCTAACCCTGCTAAATCACTAGCGACACAGGCATTAACATCCACTGCACTTGGTAAAAAGTTTGACCCCGCCGCTGCTATTAAAGGTGCAGCTATTAATTATGGTCTTGGTCAGGGGCTACAAGCTGGTGGTATAGACCCCAAAACATTTAATACGTTTATGCAATTTGCAGGCCCAGCTTTGATGCAGAAGCGTAGGCCGGGAGGTAGATGATGACTAGTTTCGCAAGCCCTTTTGATATTGACGACACTGACTATATGTTTCGCGATGTTAATTTAGGTGGTGGCGGGGATAGCCTTAACGATGCTAGCTACGATACATTACTGAATACAGGCGCAGAACTGTCTCTTTTAGGAGGTCCAGGATCTTATGAGGCCCAGTTGCTTCTTTCTACTTTTAACCCGGAAGAGTTGCAATCTGTAGCTCAATCTTATTTTGCTGCAAACCCAAATTTATCTGACGCTGATAAAAAAGCCATTGAAAACTACATAGTGGCAGGAATAAGCCCTGAAGAGATGGAGCAGCTTTCAAAACAAGCTGAGCAAGATGTTGCCCCCGGCGGTATCATGTCGGGCAATCCTTTTGGCACTTCGGCTAACTTACCTAAATCCTTCCTTGATAAACTTCTTTCCAACAAAGGGCTTCTTCAGGGTGGTCTTGGTGCGCTAGGTGCGTTAGCATCTTATAAATCTGCACAACGGGCTAGGAAAGAAGCAGCGGGGGCTAGCGCAGGTAAGAACGCCCCAGTAACTGCAACGCGCACGGCGTATAAAGGCACTAAATATTCTGCTGCGGGAGGTGGAATTGGGTCATTGGAAATGGCGCGGGGAGGACGTGCACTACCACCACGATACCTCGACGGACACTCAGACGGGATGGCAGACAAAGTCCCCGCACACATTGACAACAAAAGACCTGCTGCACTTTCTGATGGTGAGTTTGTTATTCCTGCTGATGTTGTTAGTCATCTTGGTAATGGGAATTCTAACGCAGGTGCGAAACGCCTTTACGAGATGATGGATCGTATTCGTGCCGCACGAACGGGTAACCGCAAACAGGGCAGACAGATCAACCCTGCCAAATTTATGCCGAGGTAATTATGGCAACTATTTCCGCAGCACAACTTAAATCTCTATACCAACAGCTTGCCGCTGCGGGGTATAACTACGCTGACATCGTTGCGCTTGCTAAACAGTACGATGTTACTGAACAAGAACTCGGTGATGTATTAAGTGGTAAAGCTACCGAAGTTGGCTACGAAGCGCCAGACGATAAAGAAAAAATTGAGTTTGAAAAAATAATAAAAG